TTCGCGGTCCATTTTTGCCAGTCGCCTACACGACTCTAAAATACAACTTCACCTTCACAACTTCACACCTTCACAACTTCACAAAAATACAACTTCACAATATATATCACCACTACCTACTACACATTACTTTTTACCGGTAACTTTTTTCTTAATAATATCCACAGCACCTCCTAAAGATGTTACCGAGTTAATAAACTTTTTTGTCTTTGGTAAATTTTTAAATAGTGATTTGACATCCTGTTTAATAAAAGCGGTTGCCTCTGAAGTTGCGATGGATGATCCACGTAATAATGCTAAAATAAAGTCCTGACAATTGTTATGGGTTGCATTATACTTGAAGAATTTATCACCTTGTACCTTACGTCCACCATTAAGTAGATCTGCAAATGTTATATCTTTGGATACATCTATGTCAATATATTCTGCTCCCTTTGGATTATATGAACTTACAACTTTCATGTTTATAGCATCATTCTTTTCTAACAATATTTTTACTTGCGTTCCATCACTTAAAGTTATGATTGAAAATAAATGATATAAATCGTCGTAGTCTGATCTTCCAATTATTTTATCAAATTGTCCAAGTGTTACAATATTGAGAGTTGCAGTTATAAACTTTGGTAGGGGTGTTCTTCCTATTTTTATATTAGTTATTTTTCTATCTCCATATTTATCTATAATACGCTGTTGGTCTGCTGGATAATCCTTGCGTCCGTTTATTAATTCTTTGACAGTTTCTTTAACAGTTTCAACAACTGGTTCAACTTTTTTCTCAACATTTTTGACAGTTTCTTTAACAGTTTCAACAACTGGTTCAACTTTTTTTTCCAATTGTTTTGTAAGTCCATTACTAACCGTTTCCAATTTATTCTCAAAATTTTCCATTATATGTAATGTCTATAAAAAATATCTTGTTTTTTATTGAGGGCATAATTACGCTATCCGAGTAAACTTTATTTGCGAATATGCAGTATTGCTACTCAACCCAGCACCTGCTGCTTTAAAACTATTCAACCAAAATGTCTGTAATAAGTTCGTTATGTTTAACACGAATGACAACCGAGTTATTTGATGACCTACGCTATTGAATGTTGTTAATGCGGTAGATTGAGCACACTTTTCAGTGATATCCATGGATGATCCACTTATGGTATTCCAACATAAACTAAAACTTGGAGCAGTAGTGCAGTTGGTGACAATAACAATATCACACTGCCATACCCCTAGTGTATATTCTCCTGAACCATCCCAAAAAATTGTAAAAATATTATACGCCGAGACGGCAGTTGCCCATCCAGTATTTAACGATGCTCCTGGTATTGTATTAATAAATCCAATATTATAATTTGTTTTACTCGTGATCGGTGCCGCAATAGTAAGGTATCCACAATTGTATGGTGCTTCACTACTAAATGTTCCACACTCTATCGTGCACGCTGTATCCAATACTCTTACTAACCCAGTATCACCTCTCAATACAATCTCATTTCCATTGCGTGCTATTACATTATTGCTCACCACACCACCTGATGTTCTTGACCGAAGTTGGATACTACTAGCGTTTGAAATACCTGTAAGAATTAACGTATTACCTGTTTGCGTTATGCTTGAACTATTCGCACCATTCAAATATCTAGTTCCTACTACATTCATGGTCACCTGTGTATTGAACTGATTTTCATTTGTCCCCCATATCTGCAGTGCTGCTGGATTGAGAAGAGCATAATTTCCTACTAACTCAGTATTGACCCATGATGTAGTGGCAATCTCTGACGAGTATACTCCTGCCACTGGTGGTATGCCTAATGTTGGTGTAGATAGTCCGGTTATGGTTATGGTGTTGCCACTACCTCCTTGAAGAGTACAAGTAATTCCATTCTCAATAAGAAGACCAGTCCTTTGAACTAAACCTGATGTGGTACTTCGTATCTGCACTGAGTTTAAATTTGATATGTTTTCTATTATAAAAGCATTACCACTTTGAGATATTTTACTAGTGAATGTATCTACAAACCGAATACCAGCATTTACGTTGACTTGATTGTTGAAGGTGTTCTGAGCAGTTCCAGCAAATGTCTGCAGACTGGTTGGTGCTAGAAGAGCATATGGTGTCAATGCGGTTGATGTAATATATCCTTGATTTTTTACAAATGCTGTTGATGCTATCTCGTTATTGTTGGATGCCGTTAATGGTTGGGTTGTGATGAGTGGAACACTAGTGCCTCCAATTGTTGCCTGACCGTTTGTAATATCAATACGGTTATTTAAAGTGCCTTGTAGATAGGCCTGATTGCCATTTTGACAAACTACTCCATTATTAATAATTAGTCCTGAAGCATCTCGTGTACTCAATGATATAAACTTTCCATTTGAAATACTAGTGATTGTAAATCCTCCTCCTGTCTGATACATCTGAGTTGATTCACCTGTGGTTGCTACAAACCGAGCATCTGTTTGGTTATTATAAAATGCTGTGTTATTTATATTGCTTACCCCACTGAATGTATTAATTCCGGTAAATGTCTGTGTTCCTGCTAATAGAGCGTATGGTGTAAGTGCTGCTGCGGTAATATAGTTTTGCCCTTTGACAAATGCGGTTGTTGCTATCTTGGTACTGTTGTCTGCTAATGATATTGCTTGGGTTATGACTGGTGTTGTCGTTGATGTAAACTGTATCGCATTCGAAAATGTATTGGTTCCACTCCATATTTGATTTCCTGTAAGTTTTCCAAAATAAGTATCAGTCCAAGATGTGGTTGGTATTTTGGTTGTGGCATCATTTGCTGGGATTGATTGTGTTATTACTGGTATTGTCGTTGATGTGAATTGAACTATACTTGAAAATATATTTGTTAATGAAAATGTATTGTTTTGATTACGAAATGCTACATTGGTTGATAATGCTGGATCAGGAATAGAATTTGCTGGTAAATTTATTACACAACCTGGATCAATCGTAAACTCCTGAATACATTCAAATGTATCACATACGATATTTGTTGAGTAAGAATCAGATAATCCAGTTAGTGATTTTGTGTTTGCTTGTTGATTCGTTAAACTACTCATTTATATTGTATGGGATAAAAATTATTAAATTATTTAGATATTGTATCCATTAATCTTTCCAACTTGTTCAAATGTAAGTGCCATTACATAGTTTGCTAGATTTTGGTTTGTAGTACTTGTAGTGAATAAACTTGTAAAATTAGCACGATAAACTTGAACTCTAATCGGACCACTTGTAGGCAGACTCTCGTAATAAACATCTGGATTATCTTGGAGATTTGCATAAAATACTATCTCGGTAGCAGCATGAGTTTCTGCGTGTAGACTTCCAATCCAGTTTGATATAACACTCCCTTCTTGACCACTTGCTTGATATACAGATGGAACTGTGCCAAGACTTAAAAATATTTGGGGACTATCATTTGAAACGAAATCCGAGTTGTTTTGACCTTTGTATGAAAAACTCATTTTATATTTACCTTGGGGTATGTTGCTCCAATTAAATTCATATGTGCAATCATTAGGATTTCCAGAAGATGATGCGGATACTTGTTGCGAGTTTAATACGATGTTGAATCGTTTCGGTGAGATGTAATTAGTCATTATAAATAGTATTGCTATTTTTTTCTATAATATTTATTTTATACCTGGTGACGCAATTTACATAAATTGAGGTCCTGCAACTCCATGAGCATCACTATACAATTCCTTTGCTTTCTCAATACCACCAGCACGACCTACAATATCTCTACCCTTATTTAATGTGTCTTTAACACCACTGAGACTTTTACTAAACGATCCAAGTGCCATGCCTGCTTCTGGTCCTAATATAGATGAAGCACCTGCCTGAACTAATGGATTATTCGCCACACTTCCAATTTTACCTAAAACATCCGAAACTTTACCGAGACCTTGAGATACACCTTGCGATATATCCCCTCCCTTTTTAAATATGTTTGAAACAACTGATGGTGCTTTCTTTGCAATAGAACTAATACCCTTGCCAATCTTTTTGAAAAAACTCATTATGAATATACAAGTTAAAAAATATTTTAGAATTTATTTTGTTCTCGATTAGAAAATTGATTTAATGTTGTATTATTATTGCGTGTAATATGGACGAGGATTACAAAGAGATTGAATTGAATGGCGTTAAACTTCGAGTGTTTAGAAATGGGACTATTATGCGATATATTAATAAAACGGCACGTGGGCATAGTATGGGTTGGAATATATGTAAATTAATTCCACATAAATACGAAGGTTATTATAAAATAGGTATTAATAAAAAAAACGTAGCAGTTCATCGTTTAATAGCAATGGTATATTTAGGTCTTGATATAAATAATATAACTCAACAAATAGACCATATTGATAGGATAAGAACTAATAATAATGTTAATAATTTAAGACTTATTACACATAAAGAAAACTGTTATAATAAAACCTGTAAGGGGTATTATTTTAAAACTGATGTTAAAAAGTTTTGTTCTCAAATTAGATTAAATTATAAATTAATTCATTTGGGTTATTTTGATACCGAGGAAGACGCTCGCAACGCATATATAGAAGCAAAGGCAAAATACCACATTATTAATCCTCATCCTCTTCAATTATAATTTCATCAAAACATTTAAACATACGATTCGAGTCGGTATTTACAAATAAGTACTGATATGGTTTGTCATATGTAAGTTTCATAATTGGTCTCATATACTCTATAGGTAGTTCAATTATTTCATCAAAAATATTTGCCATTTCATTCTTGCTAGTTTTAAATATAAACAGATTACTGAATAGTCTCCTTATTTCTTTTGGAACACTGAAATAGGTTTGCACCAAGAAGAACATAGATAATCGTTCATGACGTCTATTGAAACAAAGTTCTTTGAATAGTTTCATAGTTGCTTTGTTTTTTAATTGCGCGGTAACATCATCGAATATTATGCAACTTGTATGCCCATCTTTGGCATCCTCATCAATCCTACATTTTACTTCATAAAGATTATCAAAAGTTAGTTCTCGAAATATCTGATCCTCTGGAAGTTTATCAAAAATATTGTTTTCTATACTTGCACCACTTTGCACAGGTTGAAAAATATACACAGTATTATAACAATGCCTCAACATACTACGCGATTGGAACATAGAATGTAGTAATGAGGTTTTACCACTTTTAGGTTTGCCAATTAGTAAATTCATAGAGTGGCAATTTAGAAAACTTGTAAGTTCATATTTATTTAATTTCTCTGCAAGTACTGTATCGCATTTCATTGTACAATGTGGAAGTTTTGGTTTATCATTCTCCTTTATATGAATCATTATAAATATACAAATATTTTTTATAATTATTTTTATAATGGATGGTACAATTGTAGGGTTGATTTCAAACGAAGACGCACAAGAGTTATACGAGATTTGTAGAAATATTACAATCCCTTTACAGAAGTTTAAAAGATTACCAGATGGGACTAGTACTAGAGGTGGCAGATCTAATATGTTTGGGGATCATCGTGCGGCATTACTTGGATATACCATTGCTCGTTTCAAACCACGAAGTATCGGACCTCAATTATCTGCGTTTAGTATTAAACAACCAAAATTATATGATTGTTTAGTAAAATTATCACAGAAATATTTTCCAGAACATAACTGGAAGACGATACAACTCAATCACAATGTTACCTGCAGTCCACATCTTGATAGAAAGAATAATGGACCATCAATAATATTCGCACTAGGTGACTATACTGGTAGTAATTTATGCATCGAAAATACAGAAGGTACAAAAGAAATAAATATATGTAATACCATAGTAATGTTTGATGGTTCACTTTATAAACATTGGAACACTCCATTATTATCACCTGATAAATATAGTTTTGTATTTTATGCGTAGCGTCGCATACCCCTTTATGGGTCCCCCATGCGTAGCGTCGCATACCCCTTTAGCGTAATGTTTGTTTGGAATGATCGTTCAATACCAAATCATACTCACCACTTTTCTTAATACGAATACGAGTAACCGATGGATAATTTGCGTGCAATAGTTTAACCGCCAATTCCATATCGGTAATCCTAGACGATAAAGTACCAAGACCCCCACCATCTGTTCCACAATACTTAGTCTTAACACAAACCGTATTAAACCGTATAACCTTTTTATCATAATACCAGTATTTGATACAACGCTCATAATCCTCCTTATTATTAGTTAGTGTACATTTTAATTCTTCTCTTTTAGGTCTATTTATAAATCCATAGAAACATCCAATGATAAACGTTAGATGAGTAGAATACCACTTATTACGGTTTGCATAAAATGGGTTCGCCACTGGGTATACTCCCCAAATATAAGCATCTTCTTTTTTACATAAATTAAATGCTTCTGTAAAAAATTCATTCAAAGATATTTCTTCTTCAGGTTTAGAAAATATAAGATCTTGTATATCATCGTCAATAGATACAATATGGTCACCTTCATAAAAATAATTTTCAATAAATTCTCTTTGAGGTACTATGCCTTTTACACCGATTACGAGTTCTTTGTATAAGTATCGTGGTATTTGCATGTAATCATCCTTGTCCTCGGCAACTATAAAAATATAGATTAAATTTGAATCAATACTGTTTCTTTCCAAAAAATTTAGAGTTTTGTAAAGAAGTATCATCGACCTTTTATAACTTGGTATTGCTATTACGTATGTCATTATAGTTTAAGTTATACTATTTTTATTTATTTTTATTTATGAATGTTTAGTTACTGCATTACGACTAAGGTCCGCGAAGGAATATCAATTTGAAGCAACGCATCATATAAAGCCACTAATTGTATAACTTGAGCGTTAGTAGTAGCAGTTCCAATAGACACTCTGAAAGAGATGGGAGAACCTTGAGATGAGATTCCAGTAAGAAGAGCACCATTCGTAGACAACTTTTCTACGTTTGTTCCAAGGTAAAACTTACCCATTTGCTGAATTGTAGTAACCGTGGTATTACCAGAGTTAAATTCAGTAGGATTGATAGAGAAGTTGCTAGTAATCAGATCGTGGGCAGGTCCAAATGCATTACTTAACTCCATAGACGCACCTGCCTTGTTTAGAACAGTAGAGATTGGTCTAGGGGGATACGGTAACCCAGAAACGAACCACTGGTAGTCCCCACCTGCAGTACCAGTACAATCAACACTATCAAAAAAGGTATTAACAGATACTGCACCAGCAGTTCCAGCAAGAATTGTATACAAACTTTTAATACTAGCAAGACGCTGATTATACAAAAATTCCAGAGTACCTGAGGATGCAGCGTTAAGTGTAGTTCCAGACGACAGATACGATTGAGATCTAATAGTGATTTGACCACCCCCCATTGAAGAGATCGCTTGATCGACCATAGGAGAAAATTCTATAATATCGTAGCAAAGTTCAAAATTGCTGATAGAATAGTTAGTGATAGGATTTGTTCCATCAAGTCTGTAAGCATTAGCAAGAGTTTCAGTCGTAAGTTGAATACGGCAAGAGGGCATATATTTCAAGGGAACTAGGTGATCCGCATTAGAAATAATATTTCCTAAAGGGGCAGCAAGAAAAACGTTTCCACCAGTAGTTGCCGCATTTGCAGTAGTTGAAGTAGCAAAAGATAATCCATTTGGACAAGAAGTAGAAAAATTAAAAGCATAAGTAATAGCACTAGTAGCATCAGAATAACCAAATGAGTTAGCAAGACCAACCTTTTGAGCGTAGTTCATTTTACAATTTACAAGCATATTGCATAATTGATTATAGTTTTGGATTGATTCTACCACTTGAGAACCTACGATTGTTTCTAGACGAGAGAATAATGAATATACAGGGGTTCCTTTAATCGCATTGTTAGCACCAGCAGTAGCAGGAAATGTAGTAGTAAGTTTATAACGAATATACATTGATTCAGGTACTAAAAACCCCCTCTGCACCAAATCAAACTGGACAATAGAAGATGGACCAAATGTTTGTCCATTGATAGGAGATGCAACAATGGAGTTTGATGAAGTTCCATCAGGAAGACTGATTGCAGACTTGTAATTAATTTCTTTAGGGAGCACGCTCATTATACCTTATACTTTTATTTTTTATTTACATATTTATTCTCATATATCGCGTTTTGCCGTCGCGTTTTGCCGCGAACCACATATCGCGTTTTGCCGCGAACCACATAATGGGTTTTACTGCGGAGCAGAACTTCGTTAAAGGGGTACCCTTTATGCACCCTTTCTGCATTATCCTCTTGAATTATATTTTCTTGTAGTTTTAGTTCATTAAGGAGTGTATCTATGCGACGGTATATAATTAGGTTTATTGTTAGTGTAAAGTTGATTCCATTAAAGTTTATAAAATCTCCAAGTTCATCTTTTAGTTGTATATCTATAGTTGATAAATACCGAGTTCGTAAATGTCCATATAATCCATCTAAATTTTGATATGTTACCATTGAAAATCCAGGTTGATAAACAGATATGGTTGCTAGTAAATTGCTGGTTGTCTTATTAACAGAGTCATACGAATCTGTTGCTAGAAATGTAGAATACAATTTTATTTTCTTAATTCCAAGTAAATTAAATAATCTAGGAAACGTAATGGTATTGCCAACAATATTATATGTTGTATTTGGATCAAATCCTAATATGTAATATATGGATGATGCATTTATTTGATTCCATGTACCTGTTGTTAGAGTCATTGTTAGTATGTTGCTATTTCGGTTTAATGCAAACGTAAAGGTATGTCCATTTGCAGTAAATAGTGTTGTCATCTGTGTCACAAGCGAATTATAATTATAATTACCAAAAGGCACATTTATTGAAAAGTTAGTTGAGTTAACTCTATAATTAAATATATTATTTGTTTCATTCACAGAGTAAAATGTCACTGGTATTTCAGCACTACCAAGTCCGCATTCAACATAAACAATAGAATTATCAGGTGATAAAATATTTGCAAAATCATAGGTCAGATCACTTAAATAAGATCCATTGCCATATGTAGTAGCGTTATTTGAGTTTAGACTGATGATGCGTTTCTCACGTATAATTGAATCTGCCATTATACATTATATAATAAAAATGTTTTGTTATTTTATTTGCGTCACGGACTTCGTCCTCCCTCAAACTGGTATAAAGGGTTCTTAAGGGGTACCCTTAAATGATTATACTCAAACGTGTTTTACTTCTCCAGTATCCGATGATTTTTCGAGTAACGGTGCTTTCGCCAAAGATACGTCTATATTTGCCAACGACTCCTCAAATGCTTGACGACGTGTCTCTTGAAGATGATCAATTCTATTTTGAATCCACTCAAGTTGAGAAGGTGTAAATTTATCAAGATGTGTTTCGCGTAAGATTACATAAGTAATTGGATTTTTCTCATCTAGACTATGATGGATTGAGTTGATTTTTTGCAACTCTTCGTGTATCGTCATTGAGTCCATTAGTTGAATATATTGTTTGTAGTTTTCCATTGGGGTATTTGGTTCAGGCATTATAAATTAAGCAAATACAATATTTCTATATCTTGTTTCTTGAATAATTGGAACTTGTTGAGGTTCGGAAATCACTTCAGTTGGTTGCTTGCGTGACTTCCTTTGTTTGATTGCAGCAACCTTTTCTACAATCTTCTCTGTAATACTGTCTAATTGTTTTTTCTCTTTATCTAGGAGTTTTTCTTGCTTTTCCAAATCTTTGAGTTTATTTAGTTCTGCTTGTTTAGCAACTCTTGCAAGTCTCATCTTCTCAAATGCTGCCTTTTGTTTATCGGTGCGTTCTCTCTTAACTTTTACAGGTTCTTCAACAACCTGTTCAGGGACTACAACAGGTTCAGGAGGAGGAGCAATTGTTTCAACTGGCACTTCTTCAACTACTTTTGCCTTTCTAGTATATTTTCTCTTTGGTTTTTGTAACTTTTCAGGAGGAGTCAATGATAAGGTAGATGAGGTGCTACTATCACTATCAGATACTGCCTCGACTGGTTGTGGGATTTCATCAACTACGACTTTGGGTTTACGAGTATAGGTTCTCTTCTTGGGTGCTTCGATTGATTCAGACATCTTATATATTTGGTTATACAAACTTTTTAAATATATTTATTCTTGAATTCTTTAACATATAATGATTTCTGGAATACGCTCGAAACTTCTCAATATTGTTTAAATAATACTGACGCTTGGTTTGAGATTTCAAAGGATTTGGATGATCGTCTTTATAAGTCTGTAATAGTTCAATACATTTTCCATATTTTTTACGAATACGCATTGCAACATTTATAAATAAAATATACATTGTATCTGGTACATTCATCCTCAATATATTTTTCAGTAAATGAGACTCTTCCATATTACATAACCAATAAGCATAACTATACCCAAACCAACTTTTCATTCGTAGATAAATTTGTTTGTAGAATATACACATATTTCGTGCTTCTTCATTTATGTAATTGTCATCAGTCGCATACATCTTATAAATTGGCATTATTATAATGTTAGATATTTTTATAAATGGTTTTTAGCGAGATATTCTGGACATCACTATATATATCAGGATTTGGATTTCTTGGTGCCGTATTAGCAGTTTGTTACAAATCTAAATGTAAAACTATTGAGTGTTGTTGTATTAAAATAAACAGAGATGTTGAGTTGGAAGAAAAGGTAGATGAGATGGAATTACAAAGACCTAATAACGAGACAACTCACGATAAACCAAATAACATGCTGTAGCATCATCGTAACCTCTTGCTTTGTATATTTTAAATAATTTTCTAAAATTTGCCCTAAACACCGCACCCATATATAATTTATAAAAATTAAAAATTATATTGTTTTTAATCTATATAAATGCCTGAACCGAAAATACCCAAACATCTCAAGGAGTACATCAAGAAGACTAGAGCATCTTCAAAAAAACAGAATAAAATATCACAGAAACAATCAAGTAAGCAAAACCAAATCGTAATCATTGGTGATACATCTCGTCGTAGAGGACCAAATAAACCTAAATCTGGCGGTGGTGGCGGTGGTGGTGGCGGTGGCGGTGGCGGTGGCGATTTACCTAGACTAGTATATGCACCATCTTTTCCTAACCAACCTCAACCTCCTGCTCCTACTGCTAGGCAACAACCAGTACCACAACAATTCCAACCAACCCCAGTATATCGTAATCCATTCCGCTATGAACCATTTAGGACCTCCATGAACCCACCACATTTTACAGAAAATGTTCCATATGAACCCAACCAAGAAGGTAATTTACCATCAATGTCTATTCCACGCCAAAATCCTATTTTAGACCCCATTGTAGAAGAACAGAATTTTGTAAACTTTGGTAGTAGACCACCTATCCCATTTCTACAACCATTAGGTAATCCAAGAGATAGGCAAGATATTATTGATCCCTCAGGATATGATGTAAGTACTCCTACATACGCGGATGCATCATTTCCAACTGAAATACCAACGGCACAAGCAGTTCCAAAATTTGAAATACCAGGTCAACCACCATTCCAAGGTATGATTCAAAATGCCGAGGTTAATCAGTTAGACCAGCAAACTCAAGAGGAACTCAACTATACTTTAAGAAATAGAGGAAGACCATTTACTTCCCTTGTTCAACTAGAACGAGATGCACTAATAATGTATTTGATTCATAAGGATGATAAAAGAAGTCAACAGAGTTTTACACCAGAAGACAAAGCACAATACTCATCTGGTAGAGATGTCTTTAGAAATAAATCTAGAAATCCAGAAGTAATCCGTATTATCAACGAAGTAGAGTTTAATATGGGTAGAGATAAGAAGATCTAAAAAAAATAAAGTATAATCTGTATATTATAAAAATGACTATAAAACCTGCCACTAAATATGATGAGTTAGTAAAGTATTCGAATCCAGCACGAGTTGCAAAAAATGCTAAAGATTATTTCGGAGATGATACTAAAATTTATTTATCTAACAAACCTATGAAAAAGTATATGGTTAAAAATCTTGATGATAACTGGGTGCACTTTGGTGAAATGGGGTATCAGGATTATACACGTCATATGGATAAAGCAAGACAAGATCGTTACCTAAAAAGAGCAATGGCAATATCAGGCGATTGGTATCTTAATAAGTACTCACCGAATTCGTTGAGCATTCATCTTTTATGGATGTGAGCGTAACCTAGCAAATTTTTTAATCGTGTATCGGTGGTCATTGCTCGCCGACACATGAATATGAAAATTCTCTTGTGTGAAGTTGTGATGGTGAAGTTCGGTTTTTTAGTCGATATTGCCACCACCCTCGAAAATAAGAGTCAATGGAGTAGAAATCCTACTCTTTCGCGGTTGACTTATGGGGTATATTGCCTATATTAATTTTTTTTAGAACTTCACAGTAAGAACTTCACAAGAACTTCACACAGTATATGAGACCATATATGATAAGGAATTTTTTTTTACAATTTTTATATATTTAGAACTTCACAGAACTTCACGAGAACTTCACAGGATACCCTCATCAACATCACCCATAGGCAAATCAATAACACAACCAATGCCAAAATGTTGTTTTAACTCGACTATATTGAACTTCTTAGTGTCGCCATATCTAGTATGATCACCTTTATAAATACCTTTAAATTGCAAAATTGATAATTCCAAAGAGAACTTTTTAGAAGACAATTTATATTTATTATTTTCTTCTTCTGACCATTGAGTAAACGATTGATATAAGTCCTTAATGAGTACTATTCTTTCAGTATCAGTAGAAAATAATAAGACATAAGATCTTAACCATTTCTCTACATCACTGATATTCGATTCCATAATTTTAGATTGATACTCAGTAATAGGTAAATCCAATTTAATAAACTGGTCTACATTTGGCATCGTAATAAAATAAAAATATATAGATTTCAAAAATTCCTTATCTTTTAATAATAGATTATACTTATTGAAATATTCCTTGTTACCAATTAACTCATCGCTAGATCTAATAATCCAAAATCTACGATCACCTTTTTCAATATGAATTGGATCAATATTATTTGTAGTAAATATAAATCGATGATATGATGTGATCTTATATTGAATTAAACCTTTTGTATTGATAGTTAACGATGGATCAGTAACTAATGCTTTTAATAATCCCATAGAATCAAGCATATCTTTTTTACCAACTTCATTTATATTTACGAAAAAACTATCTGCCATTTGACTATTGAATGCACCCCAAATATCTCGCAATGGATTTGTAGTTTCTAGATATTTATTACCTCCTAATAATAATTGGATGGTTTTGTTCAAAGTTCCTTTACCGGCACCCTGTTGCGATATTAATATAGGGCAAGTTGATTTTTGTTCAGGATACTGTAAACAATGGGCAATCCACTTTTCAAAATAATTTTGTATATTACCATCATTGCCAGATAATATTCGAAGATGATTTCTAAAAAAATCAATATATTCTTGATTAACTGAAATATTAGAATCTTGTAATAGTTTTTCTCCGTAAAAAGGAGTCCATAAATTATAAATATTAGGGGGACATAATGAAGGATCAGGATATATCTCAACGTCGTCATATTTACGAATACCTGGATTATTCTCAGTCCAATAATTAATAAAAGAGACTGGTACAATAGATCCTCTATCTAGGTGATACCGATTGAACGCAATCTCTAGATCTCTATAGTTTTCAGTAATTTGTTTATAGGTTAAGAATTGAATAACATCTGAACCTTCTGAATTTATATAATTATGCAAGTATAGTCCCTTATTTTTGATCTTACAATGATTCTTTTCGAACTCAATAACTCGATTATCTAATTGTTTTTTGATATTCGTAGACTGTTCTAGCAATTCCTGTTTTTTTACATCCTCTTTTGAAGGTTCATCTTGTTCTATATATTCAGTATCAATATTATCTGGAATTTTTATAGTATCTGAATGGGGTTTGTATTTCCATTGCATATTCAAATTTAAAAATTGTGTATTTACAAATGTAGTTAATTCATTTAATAAAATCTCATCCTCATAAAAGTTACCTTCAATCATAAGACCATCAAACATTAATGCGGTAATTACAATATTGCGTTGGTTAATAAAAGATATAGCAGATTGAAGAATTTTATTTTCAAATTGACTCATGATGAATGAAATAAGTTTGCCTGGTTTATTATTATCGGATTTGATATTTTGTTTAATATTAGAATATTCTTCCATTCTATATAGAATTTTCTGAATCTCTTTCATTTCTTTATCAAACAATTTATAAAATTTATTTTTCTCAGATCTTGAAAATTTAGAATCATTGATACTGCATAAGAATAATGTTTTTGCTGAATCAGGATTATCGAATTCATTTAGTATATCAGTTCTGTGATTAATATAATAATCTAAATTAGGACATTTAATATTATGCAAAGAACAAATGTATCTTAAGATAACTGGATGAGCATTTACCATATCAACATCAGTCGTATGCTGCATTAATATACCTCTAAAATCACGTTGAACCGATTGAATACTCAATTTTGAAAATAATCTACCACCTAATTCGTTATTTGAATTTAATGAATATGTATATAATTTTTTAATAACCCCATTAGTATTAATTGCGCTTTTTAAATAATTTTGTAGTCTGTTGTATTTTTCATCAATAGTAGATGGATCATTTGTTTTATTTTTTAATATAGAGGCAAGTTGTTGTTTTGATTGAGTAAGTAACCATTTTGCCACGGATAGATTAACGCGTTCAATAAGTTCCATTTTATATATATATACATAAATTATTCTTTAAATTTAAATTATAAACTTCTTAACTTCTTAAACTTGGTATTTGAAAGTAAATTAAAGAATTTTCATAATATACTATAATATGGAATCAGACCAAGTAACTGAGAAACAGGTTTTTAATAGAGCGGAATATTCGAAAAAATACCAACAAAATAGGTATGCGAATGACATCGAATTTAAAGAAAATAAGAAACAAAAGGTGAAGGAGCGTTATTATAAAAATAAAGAATTATTACAAACTTTATTAAACCAGTTTAAAGAAGTTTCTAATAATATAGTATAATGTCTACAAAACAATTTCATTTACTAGTACCCTACGACCAAAAAGACGTACTGAAACAAAAATATAAATTATCATGGAATGCCGATGTGAAACTATGGCATTGTGCAAATGAACGTATTTATAATTTGAAAGGAATCTTGCCGTACCATATTAAATATTTATCAGTGAATTTTAATAATAAAGATCTCGCAAAAGAACTGGGTTGTAAATGGGATTCTGTTAAGCGATCTTGGTGTATTGCAAAAGGTATATATGATGCAAATCAATCAAAATTTGATGCGTTAAGCATTGTTAATTTTGATAATATTATTGATGATGATGTTGTTGAAGATTCTTGAAATCTGAGTTATAGCAGGTAAGTAACGTATGTAAATTGCTTCCTCTATTTTTTTCAATTTGTAATAACTTGTTTACATCTGATTTATATTTTTGTAGTACATTATGCAGATACTCGGTTTCAGTAAGATTGTTATATGTGCGACTCTTGATCATTTTATGGATGGTGTTTGTATTGTTGTTTAGTATGAATGTGTCGTGTTTTATCTCACGAACGAAATTCAAAAACTTATTATCGGAAATCATATTAACCTTCTGACCGTAGTTGCCCTTGGTCTTATACACATTTCTAATAAATACAACATGCTCTGGATATACAACCAAATAATTGATTGTATCATCAAGTGTAGTATCGTAGTCAACATCGTGGATAACCTTTGCAATAAGATCTAAGTTCCGAGTATTCAAATAAAATAAAATATAATTTACTATATATTGCTGGGGATCTGTCAAATCCTGAATCCAAGACTCAATCGCATCATATTGGTCTGTATTTTCTTTTTTGAAATCTTCTACTCGTTTATCGGCAATCTTATCAGCAACTTCGTGTACTTTTAATCGAAGTTGTGCTATGGACGGATCCGTTGGATCGTAATAATCTTTTATAATTAGAAATAAGCATATAATCTTTCGTTTATATGATTCTGATAATGTTGTGTCTTGGTCTATTACCCACATAATGTCATTGTAAGAAAAGGTGTGCATCGGTTTTGTAATATCGGCAATTGAATGCACTTTATTGAACGCAATACGATGTATTTTTTTAGTAGACTCTGTAATTTCTCTGGTTTCGAAGACTCGTTCAAGTTCATCCATTTTATATATTATGTTTGTAAAATTATTAAATCAATTTTTATTTAAGAAGGTTTGTATAATATTATAAAATGCCTGTAGCACATCGTAAACGTAGAAAAGACCAGTTGGGGGAAAGGATCATCACATGTAACAATGTTAGAGTGTGTCCATCTGATTATAATTTTGCTGAAAATATTGGACGTGGTAAAGTATTGTGTAGTTGTGGATCAATCGTATTACAAGATGGTTACCGAAAACATACTCATTTGAAAATATGCAAGGATCATCACGCAATCACAAAAACAGAACCATGTATCGTAAATCATCTTCCCTAATTTTTAACAAAGTTTTACTCGGATAGCGTAGGGGGGGTAGTAGGTAGTGGTGATATATATTGTGAAGTTGTATTTTTGTGAAGTTGTGAAGGTGTGAAGTTGTGAAGGTGAAGTTGTATTTTAGAGTCGTGTAGGCGACTGGCAAAAATGGACCGCGAA